TGGTGGACTACTTGGTCCAGAAAATGGACGTCAGCGAGGCCTCGGCCAAGGTCTACATCAAGCCCAGCGCCAACGGAAAACCCATCGCAGACCTGCTGGTGGCCGAGATCATCGAGGCCTTCGAGCACGGCTGGCTTGTGGTCAACGATGCGCACGCCAGCTCCATGCTGATCCGAAAGTCGGAGCGCTGATCATGAGTTATCCACAGAGTTATCCACAGACAGGCATCGGTAACTGGTAACAGAACGGAAAAAAACGATATGAGTTACCTGTGGCATGGCAGGGTAAAACGGTAACAGGTAACTACCCCCTTTCTATAGAAGGGGTCGTTACGCTGTTACGTTACCGCTGCGGCGCGATTTCAGGGTGATTGACTTATCCACATAAACCCTTTAGAGTTTAGAGACAAAGGGTTTAGAAGGAGAACGTGATGGGCAAGATGTACGCAGGAAACCTGCCGCAGGCAGATGAAGGATGGAATCAGATCGGGAAGTGCTGGGACAGCGATGAGGTCGAGTGGCTGGTGTTCAGCCGGCCGCAAGACCACACGCCAGAGTGGATGACCATCAAGATCGTGGCCAATGGTCGAGCCAGACACAAAGCCAACTACTGGCTGGTGAAGAACATCGAGACCGGCCAGATCGGATTCGCAAGGGACTACGTTCACATGCGCGATGGCAGACCAGAACTGCACGCACAGATCGAGGCGATTTTCAAGAAAGTGAGCAAACAGTGAGCAGCACAACCAACGTGAACGAGATGCTGGCCGGCCGTGAAGGTCGGTATGGCAGCTTCCAAGGCCATGCCAGGATCAGCCAAGACCTCAAGGCTGCCATGCACGAGCGCAGCGGCTGGGATGGCCTCCAGGCCGACCAACGCGAGGCCTTGGAGATGATCCAGCACAAGATCGCGCGCATCCTGAACGGCGATCCGAACTACGCCGACAACTGGGTCGACATCGCAGGCTACGCCACACTGGTGGCCAACCGGCTGGAAAAAGAGGAGAATGCAGCATGACCACAAAGTCCCACAAAGTAAATCCAGCCGACAAGGTCGAGCAGTGGCCCATCGAAAAGCTGGTGCCCTACGCCAAGAACTCGCGCACGCACTCCGAGGACCAGATCGCACAACTGGCGGCCAGCATCAAGGAGTGGGGCTTCACCTCGGCCATCCTGGTGGACGAGGACGGCGGCATCATTGCCGGTCATGGTCGCGTGATGGCTGCTCGCAAACTCGGCATGGCATCATTGCCGGTCATGGTCGCGTGATGGCTGCTCGCAAACTCGGCATGGCATCATTGCCGGTCATGGTCGCTGCAGGCTGGAGCGAGGCCCAAAAGCGCGCCTACGTCATCGCGGACAACAAGCTGGCGCTGAACGCTGGCTGGGACAACGAGTTGCTGGCGCTGGAGTTGGCCGAACTTGATGCAGCAGGGTTTGACGTCAGCCTGACCGGATTCAACCAAGACGAGATCGATGGCCTGACCAAAGTCGAAGACGCAGAACAGATCGAATACCAGGGTGATCCAGACGATGTGCCAGAGATTGCTGAAACGCCGATCAGCGTGCCAGGCGACATCTGGGTGCTTGGAAAACATCGCCTGATGTGCGGAGACAGCACGAACCTGCAGCAAGTCGAGAAGCTCATGGACGGCAAGCTGGCTGATCTGGTCTGGACTGACCCACCCTACAACGTGGCAGTCGAAGGCAAGGCAGGCAAGATCATGAACGATGACATGGGGTCTGGCGAGTTCAGAGACTTCCTGCGCAGCGTCTACGCCAGCTACTACGCAGTCATGAGAACAGGCGCTGTGATCTATGTCGCACACGGCGAGTCAGAGCGCGCAGCATTCACAGACTGCATGATCGAGGCTGGACTGAAACTGTCACAGGTGCTGATCTGGGTGAAGCAGAGCGCCACGCTCTCACGCCAAGACTTCAACTGGCAACACGAGCCAATCCTCTACGGATGGAAGGAAGGCTCCGGTCATTACTTCTGCGGCAACTTCACGCTGACAACAGTGATCGACGATGACGTTGACCTGAAGTCAATGAAGAAAGAGCAGCTCATTGAGATGATCAACGAGATTCGCAACAAAGCCAGCGGAACGATCATCAGGCACAACCGGCCGACCAAGAGCGACCTGCATCCAACCATGAAGCCGGTGGCGCTGGTAGAACGCATGATCGAATGGAGCAGCCACCCAGGTGACATCGTGCTCGATTTATTTGGTGGAAGTGGCAGCACGCTAATCGCTGCACAGAAAGCAAACCGGCAAGCTCGCCTGATGGAACTCGATCCGAAGTTTGTGGACGTCATCGTCAAGCGCTGGCAGGAGTTCACCGGCAAGCAAGCAACACACGCAGAAACTGGAAAACCTTTCGCGGAGGTTACGAATGGCAACGAAAAAGCAACAGCAGAAGCAGCCTGAAGCTGCTGAAAAATCGGTCATAAAAAAGCAAGGCGGCCCCAGGCCAAACAGCGGAGGGGCGCGTGAAGGGGCTGGCCGACCGGCATTCCAGCCCACAGACGCCGAGCGCAAGCAGGTCGAGGCGCTGTCCGGCTACGGCCTGCCCATCGAGCAGATTGCAGTCCTGGTGCGCGACGGCATCGACACAGACACCCTGCGCAAGCACTTTGCGACTGAACTGGTGTCCGGCAAGGCCAAGGCCAACGGGCAGGTAGGGAAAACCCTGTTTCAGAAGGTCATGGCAGGCGACACGGCCGCAGCCATCTGGTGGTCCAAGACCCAGATGCGCTGGAAGGAAGTGCAGCAGCACGAGATCACTGGTGCTGATGGTGCTCCCATTGAGTTCCGCAAGATCGAGCGCGTGGTGGTCGGCAAGTGACGACGCTGCGCATCGAGACCCCACAATGGGCGCTGCCGCTGCTGGACCCTGCGCGCTACAAGGCAGCCTTCGGCGGCCGCGGCTCCGGCAAGTCGCACACCTTTGCCGAGATGCTGATCGAGGCGCACATCATGGACCAGACCAGCCGGTCGGTCTGCGTGCGTGAGGTCCAGAAGTCCCTGGCGCAGTCGGTCAAGCGCCTGCTGGAGCTGAAGATCGAGTCCATGAACGCTGGTGCCTACTTCGAGGTCCAGGAGGCAGTGATCAAGTCCAAGAAGGGCGATGGCCTGATCATCTTCCAGGGCATGCAGAACCACACGGCTGACTCGATTAAGTCGCTGGAGGGCTACGACCGTGCCTGGGTGGAGGAGGCGCAGAGCCTGTCCCAGCGCAGTCTGGACCTGCTGCGGCCGACCATCCGAAAGCCAGGCTCCGAGCTGTGGTTCACCTGGAACCCGAGCCAGGCCAGCGATCCGGTCGACCAGCTCCTGCGTGGCGACAAGCCACCACCTGACGCTGTGGTGCTGGAGGTCAACTTCGACGACAACCCCTGGTTCCCGGACGTGCTGCGTGCCGAGATGGAGTACGACAAGGCGCGCGACCCCGACAAGTATGCGCACGTCTGGCGTGGCGGCTACCTGCAGAACAGCAGCTCGCGCGTCTTCCGAAACTGGCGCGTCGAGGAGTTCGAGGCTCCGAATGACGCCATCCACCGGCTCGGTGCCGACTGGGGCTTTGCCACTGATCCGACCGTCCTGGTACGCTGCCACATCGTCGGCCGCACGCTGTACATCGACCACGAGGCCTACATGGTGGGCTGCGAGATCATGAACACGCCAGAGCTGTTCATGACCGTGCCAGAGGCTGAGAAGTGGCCAATGGTGGCCGACAGCTCCAGGCCGGAGACCATCAGCCACATGCGCAAGAACGGGTTCCCGAAGATCATGCCGGCCGTCAAGGGCAAGGACTCGGTGGTCGAGGGCGTCGAGTGGCTGAAGTCCTACGACATCGTGGTGCATCCACGCTGCACGCACACCATCGACGAGCTGACGTTCTACAGCTACAAGACAGATCCGCTGACCGGAAAAGTGCTGCCGGTGCTGCAGGACAAGCAAAACCACGTCATCGACGCACTGCGCTATGCATGCGAAGGCGTCAGGCGTGCCGCGGTGGTCAGCCGGCAGGTGGATTTCAAACCATTGCCCGTGACCAGTAAATGGTAGAAAATACTTGCAAATAGGAGCCGAATATGGCACGCATGTCAAAAGAGCAGTATCTCGCAAACCTTCACTCCGATGCATTGAATCAGTTCAATGACATCCAGACTGCTCTGCGCGACGAGCGCTTGCAGTGCCTGCAGGACCGGCGCTTCTACAGCTTGGCAGGCAGCCAGTGGGAAGGACCACTCTGGGATGTCTACGAGAACAAGCCCAGGTTCGAGGTGAACAAGGTTCACCTGGCCGTCATCCGCATCATCAACGAGTACCGCAACAACCGCATCACGGTCGACTACGTCAGCAAGGACGGCAGCGAGAACGACAAGCTGGCCGAGACCTGCGATGGTCTGTACCGTGCCGACGAGCAGGACAGTGTGGCCGATGAGGCCTACGACAACGCCTTCGAGGAGGCAGTCGGCGGTGGCTTTGGTGCCTGGCGGCTGCGCACGGTCTATGAGGATGAGGAGGACGAGGACAACGAGAAGCAGCGCATCCGCATCGAGCCGATTTTTGATGCCGACAGCTCGGTGTTCTTCGACCTGAATGCCAAGCGCCAGGACAAGGCCGATGCGCGCTTTGCCTTCGTGGTCACATCGATGACCCGCGCCAGTTACAAGGAAGAGTGGGGCGACGATCCGACCGACTGGCCGAAGATCATCCACCAGTACGAGTTCGACTGGTGTACGCCTGACGTGGTCTATGTGGCCGAGTATTACAAGGTCGAGGACGTGACCGAGACCGTGCGCATCTTCCGCGCCATCGACGGCACCGAGGAGCGCTACCGCCAGGCCGATTTCGAGGCTGATCCTGCGCTCGAAGAGACGCTGGCGGCCATCGGCAGCCAGGAGGTGCGGCAGCGCAAGATCAAGTCCAGGCGCGTCCACAAATACATCATGTCGGGCGGCAAGATTCTGGAGGATGCCGGCTACATCGCAGGCAAGGAAATCCCCATCGTGCCGGTCTACGGCAAGCGCTGGTTCGTCGACAACGTCGAGCGCTGCATGGGCCATGTGCGTTTGGCCAAGGATGCGCAGCGCCTGAAGAACATGCAGCTCTCCAAGCTGGGCGAGATCAGCGCGCTGTCCAGCGTCGAGAAACCGATCCTGGTGCCCGAGCAGGTGGCAGGTCACCAGGTCATGTGGGCAGACGACAACCTGCGCAACTACCCGTACCTGCTTGTGAACCCGATCACTGGCCCGGACGGCAGCCAGCAGATCAGCGGCCCCGTGGCCTACACCCGCAGCCCACAGATTCCTCCGGCGATGGCGGCCCTGCTGCAGATCACCGAGCAGGACATGCAGGACATTCTGGGCAGCTCGCAGCAGGCCGACAAGATGGTCAGCAACATCTCCGGCAAGGCCATTGAGATGATCCAGACACGCCTGGACATGCAGACCTTCATCTACATGAGCAACTTTGCCAAGGGCATGAAGCGCTGCGGCGAAATCTGGCTCTCGATGGCGCGCGACATCTACGTCGAGGAAGGCCGCAAGATGAAGGTCGTCGAGGCCGACGAGTCGGTCGGCATGATCGAGCTGATGCGGCCGATGGTCA